TTGATGAACTGAAAAGGTCGCATATTAGGTGCAACTAATTTAAATTTATTTGATGTCTCTTCATAGTAAAACTCTTTCTTTGAGTTTAACAATTCAGTGTCACGCAAAATATTTTTGATAATTTCAGCTGATGGTTCACCACTGAATGATTGAACAACTCTAATGTTATTGTTTCTCACTAATTCAGCTGTGGTGAATGATAAACTAAATGCAACTGTTTTGTCGTTAACATTTACTTTACTATTGATTTTATAAATGTACAATGGTTGTTCTGTAAAGTTGATAACTACATTTCTGTCATCAGTGTCATCTACGTTTGGTGTTGATAGTTTGAGTTTTAGTTTCTCTTGTCCACATATACGAGCGTTACCAATAACATCATTTGTATCAGCAAATGATATATCACCAGAGATAGAGTTTTGAAAAATATCTTCGTAAATATCTACTGAAGCTACAAGGTCAATTAAGTCTAATTCTAAACCACCAACAGTAAGTAGTTTACATTCTTCAATAATATATTCACCAGCATACTGTATATCTGCCATTATTAATTACCACGCAATCTAGATTTCAATTCCTGTTTTACTTGTCTTACAAATTCTGGTTTTAACAAACGAATTCTTCTTTTGACATTTTCTTTTCTTTCTTCATGTTCATAATTAGTAACTATTACTGCATTTGACGGTATAGTATTTGCTGGATCGTTTGGAATTTCAATAACTTTTGTTGTGTCACCAGATGCCTGTGGTATTTCATAATGGTGAATACCATCAACATTATCATACTTTGCATGTACATAAGACTCAAACTGTTGTACTGCCATTGGCCAACTATCATATACGTTTTGAATATCATTAGTTAGTAAAACAATCCAATGTAGTAGTGGATCACCATAAAATTCATTTGCAACAAATTCTGGAGTTTCACCAGATTTTACATCATAAAAATCGTAAGTGACATTATTACTTTTTACCATGTCAAAAAATCTCACTCTTCTAGTAATATCTGTGACTAGTACTTGATTAGCACCTTCGTGCATATCAACTTTTACTTTTGGAAAATTATTAAAGTATGACATATTAGAATCCTATCGCAACTTTTTCTTTTGTTACAATGTCAAGTTCTTTGAAGGTTAAAGTTAATTGAGTTTCTACTGGTTGATGATCTTTAAAGAATTGTGGACGATCTCCACCAAACTTTACATCTACTCCTTCTAATGCACACTCACCAATTCTGTGTAGATGAACATTTGGATGATATGTAATATTAAATGTAGATGGAATTACCATTGTTCTACCAGAACCAGTAGAACCTTCAAATTCAGGCATTGAGTGATATCGAAATAGAGTAACAATCTCTTCTACTTCTCGTGCTTCTTCTGCTGATTTCGGCAATAGTCTAAATGTATATTGAAAACTACGTCTATCAATACCCTCAAACTTCATCTCTGTTCTGTTATTTGTAATCTTACCATCAATAATTTGTTGTGCAGCCTGAGCGCCTGGCGCAATCGTTGCTTCCAAAACACCAGTTAGCGCTTTCTTAACTTCTTCGCCTCCTTGATCCAACAATTTCTTAACATCGAACCCTTGTCCTTGAATTGCTTTTACACCACCAAGTGCTGTAGCAACTGCAAGTCCAATCTCTGCTTCACCATAAGACGATTTGTGACTAAGTTCTAGTTGAGATGGCATATACAAACAGATAGATGAACCAAGTTTTTTTGTTGGTGGTCTAGGAACAGACATAGTACTAAATTCATCTGATTTACCCAATGGTTCTGTAGAGTATGCAGTTGAACCAAATTTTATTTTAGATTTTTGTTGAACATTGATATCAAATTGTACCCAATACTGTGCTTGATCTGATGTTAGATTTGATGGATACTTTAGGATAGGTTTACTAGCCTGTCCTGATGTTAAGTTGTCTAATACTGCCATATCTAAATAGTCCTATACATTGTGAAAGTATTTATATAGACATGGCATACAGAGGCAGATATATTCCATCTAAACCAAGAAAATATAAGGGTGATCCTGATAAAATTATTTATCGTAGTTTGTGGGAACGTAAGTTTATGGTTTATTGTGACAGAAATGACGCTATTCTTGAATGGGGCAGTGAAGAAATCATTATACCATATGTATCTCCCTTAGATGGTAGAAGACATCGTTACTTCCCAGATTTCTATGTAAAGGTTAAACAAAAAGACAATTCTATCAAAAAACTATTGATAGAAGTAAAACCTAAAGCACAATGTGGCCCACCTAAAACACCAAAACGTAAGTCGCCAAGATTTGTTCAAGAAGTTCGTACATGGGGCGTAAATAGAGCAAAGTGGGAAGCAGCAATAGAATGGTGCAACGATAGACAGATGGAATTTAAAATACTAACTGAAGACCATCTTGGATAATCTGTATAAATACATGTATGGCACAGATAATTGAAAGTATATTAGAAAAAACAGGAGGCAAGGAACGTAGTGTTCGTTGGTTTCGTGATAAGGTGCGTGAACTTGGTGAAGTTCCACCAGCTACACTTGTTCGTGAAGGAGTTGTAACTGGGCGTCCAACCTTTGGTACTATGAACTTTTTCATGTATGATCCTAAGAATAAGATGAATGAGTCGGTGTTACCTTACTATGACAGGTTTCCATTAGTATTGCCCATTGAACCATATAGAGATGGTTTTCTTGGATTAAACTTTCACTACCTTTCAATACCTATGAGATTAAAACTATTGAATGTGGTACAGGAATATGCAACGAATGATAGGATGGACGAAACAACTAGAATTCGTTTAACATGGAATCGTATCAAAAGAAACCCAATGGTAAAACCTACAGTGAAGAGATATCTTGCAGATCATGTAAAAGGAACATTCCGTAGAATTGATGCAGAAGAAATGATGGTTGCAGTTTTGTTACCAGTGCAGAGGTTCGTAAGAGCGAGAGAAACACAAGTATATGCTGATTCAAGAAAAACAATTGGTCAGCCTAGGAGAACGTAATGGCAGCATTAGATCAATTCATATCAAGTTTTAATAAGTACGGTGGGCCTGCACAACTTAATAGATTTGAGGTTGTAATACAATCACCATTTTCAAGTGGTGACGATAGGCATGTTTCATTTAGAGTTGAGGGTGTAACTATGCCAGGCAAGAACATCCGAACTACAACAAATGAAAATATATATGGGCCAACACACGAAATGGCACAAGGATTGACATATGCAGAAGAAGTCAACATGACGATTCTCTTGTCAGCAACACATAGAGAAAAACATTACATACATTTGTGGATGGACTATATTGTTAAACCAAATACATATGACTTAGAATATTATAAGGAATACATCCAACCAATCTTTATTTATCAACTTGGTAAAAATGGAGAAAAAACATCTGGTTTAAAACTAAATGAGTGTTTTCCAAAAACTTTGGGCCCAATTCAATACTCACAAAATAGTGTTAACGAATTGGCAAAACAAGAAGTATCATTTTCATTTAAAGATTTAGAATTTGTGGATACTGCTGGAGATACAATATCATTTAGAGATTCAGATGCTGGTAAATTCCCAAGACAAATGCAAATACCACAATCACCAATTCCATATGATGATGCAGTAATGAGAATCGCTAGAAACAAAGTACGAGAAGCAACTACTAGAATAACAACGATTGATCCAATTCAAGCAGCAACAAGTTTTCTGAGAAATGGCCCAAGATAATTTTTATAATGCAATAGGAGAAATATTATGGCATTACCACAGCTCTCTACGAGCAAATATGAGTTGACGCTCCCTTCAACTGGACAAAAAGTTGAATACCGTCCATTCCTTGTAAAAGAGGAAAAACATCTGATGATTGCCCAACAAACAGGTAAAGAATCAGATATGATTAGAGCAGTACAAAATATTGTATCTGCATGTACATTTGAGGTAGTAAATTCAAAGAACATGCCTCTGTTTGATTTAGAGTATGTTTTCTTACAGTTGAGATCAAAATCAGTTGGTGAGGTTGCAAAACTAAAAGTCAAATGTCCTGATGATGGTGAAACTGAAGTAGAGGTAGATGTACCTCTTGAACAGATTTCATGTGTAAAAGAAGTAGGACACGATACAAAGATTGAACTAACTGACGCAATCGGTATCATTATGAAATATCCTACAGTAGACATGATGATTGGTATAGACACAAAAGATGAAGCTGGTTCTACTTTTCAAATTATTAAAAGTTGTGTCGATCAAATATATGATGCAGATAATGTATATGTGAGAAATGATATGGATGAAAAGGACTTAGATGAATTTATTGATTCTATG